ATAAACTTGAGATGGCTGATAAGAAAATAGATAGACTGCTAAATCATGATGCTTGTCTAAAAGGAGATGAACTATTAGATAATCAGGATTTGATTGGAATGCTTAAGGTAAGCCACCGCACGCTGCAACGTTACCGGTCACAAGGCAAATTACCCTATTGTAATCTAAGTGGCAAATCCTTTTATCGACTTACCGATGTAAATAAATTTATAGATGACCAATTTATGGGAGTAAAATAGTTTGCACTTGAGATATAGAGTTATTAGTAGAATCATTTGATATTATGGTCAATGAGAAAGGGGAAACGCATAATTGCGTTTCCCCTTTCTTGTCAATGAATTTAGTTGGATTATAGTTAGAATTAAATATTAAACATTTTTTCAATTCCTTGTAACTTTCCAGCCAGAGCCTGCATATCATTACTGATTTTACTGTCGGTTATACGTGCATAGATTTGAGTTGTACGAATATTAGTATGTCCGAGCATCTTACTTACAGTTTCAATAGGAACGCCTTTGGCCAAGGTGATTGTTGTGGCAAAACTATACATCTCAAAAGCAACAAATGGATAAACGATGTAACCTGCTGACAGAATGGCGTAATACGCACAAAAACGCTTTGCATTGCTACATGCTGAAAACGCAGATAACAGCGAAGTTAAGCGAGAGTTCCGTTACTTATCCATTACCCTTTTGGGTTTAGATAATGGAAAAGAAGAACAGCCTATCTGCTGGCAAGACAACTACTTTCGTCACCAAAAACCGGAAATTTTCTAGCTTTGGGGATTAAAGTGAAAAATGATGTCAAAAGTTGATTGTTATGCGCAGAACTACTGTATTTTGCACGCCGTCAAATAACTCTATAATTAGTAATTTTAAATCACTAAAAAAAAGAGTTATGAAACATGCATTAAAGGTTTTGTTCTACCTCAAAAAGAACGAAGCGAAAGAAGATGGAATGTGTCCGGTAATGGGACGAATCACTGTAGGTAAAACGATGGTACAGTTCAGTGCCAAGATGAATGTATCCATATCCCTTTGGGATACTCCTTCGGGACGAGCAAACGGCAAAAGCAGACTAGCCACAGAACTAAACCGAACCTTAGACAAAATCAACGTGTCTATCAATGCCCACCACAAGGAAATCTTGGAGAACAAAGGGCAGGTCACGGCTGAGCAAGTGAAAAATGCCTTTCAGGGCATCGCCACTGAACAGGAAACATTGGTCAAGTACTTTGTTCGACACAACCAGGAGTTTAAGAAACGTGTTGGTATTAATCGGGAGGTGAGCACCTACCAACAATATGATATTTCACTCAAGCATTTGATTAAATTCCTTCGCAAGAAATACAACCTGTCTGATATTCCATTTAACTCCTTAGACTTCTCATTCATTACATCCTACGACTTCTATTTGCGTGTTGAATTACAGCGGAAACCCAACACCATTTTGGGTATAACCCGCACTATGCGCAGGATGATAAAACTGGCAATTCATGAAGGTATTATTACCCGTGACCCATTCGATGGTTATACCCCTGAACGACCCAAAGCGGAACAAAAATACCTAACCCGTGCCGAGTTGGATAAAATAATGACCACGCCGCTGGATCATCCGAACCGATACCTTACCCGGGATATGTTTCTGTTTTCCTGCTTTACAGGTTTAGCCTTTCGGGATATGTGTAACCTAACCGAGAAAAACCTTGTTATAGCAGATGATGGTGTCTTATGGATAACCACCAGCCGTCAGAAGACGGGAACACCCTGTCATATCCCCTTACTGGAACTTCCCTTGCAAATTATTGAGAAGTATAAAGGACTCACCAAAGATGATAAGCTGCTTTTAATGTTGAGCTGTGGACGCTTGAATATCAACTTGAAGAAGATAGCCAACCTTTGCGGAATAGATAAACGGTTGATTTTCCATATGGGACGACATACCTATGCGAGTGAAATTACACTCTCACAAGGAGTACCTATTGAGAGCGTTAGCCGTATGTTAGGACATCGGGATTTACGCTCCACACAGATTTACGCCAAGATCACCAACGACAAAATCAACGAGGATATGAAAGCCCTCGAAACACGAATGGAAAACAAGTATCAATTAGCAAAATAAAATAACACGCAAAATGAGAATTTCAAATAAAAACTCTAAAATTGATAAAACCATGAAACAGGATAGAGAAAATAATAACAGTAACAACAACAAAATCAATAATGAAAATATCTATGACAACAATATTAAAATCAATAACGATAATAACCATGACAACAAGAATGTCAACAAGTATGTCAACAAGTATGTCAAAATGAATGTCAACAACAATAGCAACAATAGCAATATCAATAATGATAATAACTCTAAAAACAATAATATAAAAATGAAAGTCGACAATGATAACAACAAGAGTAACAAAACTAATAACAAAACTAATAACAACACTAATAACGATAACCTCAACAAGAAAAGGCGTAGCACCTTTACAGTTTTGTTTTACGTGAATCGAGATAAGGTTAAGCAAAACGGTTTATGTCCCGTTATGGGTAGAATAACTATAGATACAAAATTAGCCCAATTTAGTACCAAAACAGATATAGACTCCACTCTTTGGGATACAAAGTCGCGAAGAGCCATAGGTAAAAGCAGCCAATCTATTTTAGTAAACCGAGCCATCGATCGCCTTACCCAAGAGATAAATAAGTTTTACCTAGAACTGGTAGACAAGCAAGGCTATGTTACCGCCGAGCTGGTCAAAAATGCGTTATCTGGTATCGGACGAAAGCAAGATATGTTGCTAAAACTCTTTAATGAACACAACCAAGAGTTCAAGCTAAGAGTTGGTGTAAATAGAGTGGAAGATACTTACTCCTCTTACTTGCGTTCATACCGTCACCTTTTCTACTTTATAAGACAGAAATACGATATGGAAGATATTGCCCTTGACAAGCTCAACCTGAACTTTATTGATGCCTATGACTTCTATTTGCGTGTTGACAGGCAGATGAAGCAAAGCACAATATTAGGTCATCTGATAATATTAAAAAAAATGGTAAGCAGGGCGATTCATCAAGGGATACTCAAAGGCGACCCTTTTGTAAACTATATAACAGAGCAGCCGGAAAAGCAGTGCAGACACTTGAAATCAGAAGAAATAGATAAAATCATGCAGATTCATATAGCATCCAAAAAGGTGTGCCATACACGGGATATGTTTGTTTTCAGTTGTTTCACAGGATTGGCATATTCTGACTTACGGAATCTTTCACAGAAACATATTACAACGCAGGTGGACGGTAGTTTATGGATTAGCATCAAACGGCAGAAGACTAAAAGTGAATGTAATATCCGTTTGCTCGATATACCCAAACAAATTATTGATAAATACCGAAACGATCGAAAGAGCGATAAGATATTCAATATGATATCACTTGCTTCTATCTGTAGAAACCTAGAGAAGATAGCAGTCTTGTGCGGTATCGAACATATTACCTTTCACATGGCAAGGCATAATTTCGGGACACATATTACCCTGTCGCAGGGTGTACCGATTGAGACAGTTAGCCGAATGATGGGGCACAGGTCAATAGCCACCACACAAATCTATGCCAAGATCACCAATAAAAAGGTAAATGAAGATATGAAGTTGCTTTCAGAACGAATTACCGATAAATATGCTGTCTTTGAGGATAAGACTATGCCCGTAGATATTAAGCTTAATCAGAATTTTAAACGGAGTAAGGTAGAACAACAAGAAAAACAACAATAACAATAGCAAATAACAACAAGAAAAGGGAAAGACCCTTGTGAATGAAGACTAGTTGCAATAATGGCAGGAGCTTAAAAGCCTCTGCCATTATAATGTAATCACCAACCAACTGCTTACAGCTACTCAATTGATTCTTGATACCCACTTTCTAACATCTTTTCAATGTCAGATTCCTTATAAAGTATTTTTCCACCTAATTGGATATAGGCAATTTTACCCTGAGTTCTGTAGTCTTGTAAAGTCCTACGACTAATTTTCAGTTTTTCAGAAACTTCTTTGTCGGTCAAAAACCGTTCTCCGTTCAAGTGTGGCTTGCTGTTCTTTACCAATAGGTCGATATCATCAAGCATCTGTTTCGATGACTTGAAAAAACTCTTAATCCACTGGCTATCTCTCGTCAATATTTCGTTGTTCATATTCGTTGATTTTAGTGCTAAGCTTTTATTTTGTCAATAATTTACACATTACCTGTTCTATATCATCCGGTTTGTAATACATTTTGTGATTAACCTGACTGTAGGGCAATGTCCCATTGTTCCGGTATGTTTGAAGAGTCCTTTTTGAAATATTCAAAATCAGACATACATCTTGATTATCCAGCCATTTTTTCAAACTTTTGTCTTGCCCATTATAGAGCAAATCCATCTTTCTTGCTAATGTATCGAATCGATTCATCATAGCCTCAAATGTGCGAGCTTCTATATTTACTATTTCCATTATAAATTACTTTTTGTTTATAACTCTCTAATTTTCGGTAAATATACATCCTCATTTATTGAATTATACACATTAAAAAAGCAATGACAGTATTCGGTTATCATTGGCTTCGATTGGCGTTTACAAAAAATAAAAATTTACATTATTGGAAGACGGAACCACCTATAGCGACTGCTAAAACGGTTTGGGCATTGCCGATTATATAATTAACGAATTTAAATCAAAATAAAAAATACAGGGAATCCAAAGTTGGTTCAGTTCAGTGCTACAATCTATCATAAATAAAAATATGGCTTTGTTAGTTGTATACAATTGGGGAATATCTAAATTTACTATTTGTAGCTCACAGAATATTTGCAATTTATTAAATCAATTTCCAATATTCGAAATTCGCTAAAGATTTGAATCAATATTTTCACTATTATTGATTCAATAATGTTTGTTAAACATTATTGAAATAAATAATTCAATTATTTTTCTATTTAGCATATTATTCAAAGTGCTTAATTCAGAAGACAAACACTCGGGTATGTTAAATAATCGTAATTAATATACATTTATTGTTTAAACTAAATATTATTTTTACTTTTGCACAAACGTTTATTCTAATTGCAATAATCAAAATAACAATTTGATAGATCATTATCTGGAGAAAAAAATCAAATGTTTTATTAATACCTATTCACACGCATTTTGAAGCATATTTTAATATAACTTAAAAATCCACCTCCTTTGGGGTGGTTGTTTAATTGTACATCTTACAAAAAAATTGCTAATGACTATAAAATGGTATTGAGATCAAATGTGAAATGTGCTTCTTGATAATGGAGGTGTTTATTTTATTTAGTTGTTTGATGATTACCTAAATGTATACATTTATTCGAAATTAACAGCTTTTTGTTTCTATTCCCACAATACACTACGATTCAGCATATTAAAATATCGCGTTTAATAAAACATTTGATTATTGAATTTATGCATATATAAATAGAAATGAAACAGTTAATCTTACTTTTAATTTCTTTTGTCTTTTTGTCATCTTGTGCGAATGATAAAAATAGCATAACCGCAAACAATCTCCAAGAGAAAATCAATAGTGATTTTAAGGAATTAAGTATCACTAAATTTTCATATGTCATCACTAATGAAAAACAAATATTAAGAGAAAAATTCCAATCATCTAAAAATAATTATTTT